TGATACTTAAAAAAATGGGGGTGTGTCAAAATTCACCACAGATTACACGGATTAACACAGAATGAGCTTAATCTACTGATAATCAAAGATGCTTATCTGTGCAAATCTGTGTAATCTGTGGTGAATACCAGTTTCGACACACCCTCGGATATTGGAGATTACCTTATGGAGACAAGTGGAAAGTGGACACTGGCATGTCTGCTATTGTAATTTAAACATTACGGGAACTGTGAATTTACAACGGACCGGTTTGCCTCGTTGCTCACCGGGTTTCCATTTGGGCATGGTGGAAATCACACGGATAGCTTCTTTGTCCAGATAGGGATCTACGCCTCTTACTACTTTTACATCTACGATGCTGCCGTCTTTGTTGACAACGAATTGTACTATTACGCGCCCCTGGGTTCCGGTCTCTTGTGCAATAGTCGGGTATTTTATACTCTTACCCAGATATTGCATCAGACTCATGCCATTATAAGAAAACTCGGGATTCTTCTCTACAACTTCAAAAATCTCATCCTCTACCGGAATCTCTTCATCTACGGTTGGAGATATGGGTTTGATGATTACAGCTTCACCGATTTCTTCGGAAGAGGCAATGGCTGTTTCTTTCACATTGTCATTATCATCCACAATTGTCAATACCTCGGCAATTGCAGGAGCTTGAGGGGGTGGTGGAGCTACTAATTCGGGTTGCTCCGTGATAGGAATTTCAATTTCCTGCTCAAATACGTTCTCGGTAATAGCACCGCTCATGTCAATCCTAACATCACGCTTCGACCATTCAAATGCAACGAACATGAAGACCAGCACAATTACATAACCTACAAGTAGCCAACTTGACTTCTTGTTTTCCAGGCTTGCTTTGGATGTTTTCTTGATTTCCATAATTTACAAGATTATTACCGTATAATGGTTGTCGCGAAACTAACATTATACAGATGTGATTAGTAAAATCATAAAACATGCGTGCCCACTTGTTTCTGTATTAAAGATAAGAAAATGAATGTTATGTTGGTGTTTGATATGTAGTTATATATAGTTTTTTAAATTTGCTTTGATAATTTTTCTGCTTGTGGATTAAATAGTGTTGATATGTAAAAAGCACTTCCAACGTTCGCTTACGGAGGAAGTGCTTCACACAAAAACTAAACTAGACTTATTGTATTGAAAATATAGCTATAATCTGTGTATCACTTCTTTATAGGCTGGTTTAAATCTGATGTCGACAATAAATAGGAAAAATCAGCTCATGTTTTGTTGTATAACGTTACTTTTCTCAATGTTCTCTAGAACCTCGTCGATGAAAAGCGAACGATAGTGCGGACATTCCAGTACACCCTTTTCTTTCGCTTCCCGGTATACCTTGGAGAACAGTTTTGCTTTCTCCTTGTCGGTGGTCGGCAACTTATCTATGGGAGTGGCAAGGAACCGACACCCCCAGCCTTTGCAGGTAGGGGTGAGGGAACAATGGTTTGGAGTTTTCCACTGACATGAGCATTCGGTAATTATTTGATTCATATTTGCTATAATCGAATTGACATCAATCTTTGTGCTCATACATGTCTATTGTCTTGAAGAAATCATCCTCGTAATTATAGATGTCATCTAGGGTTTCAATAACATGTTTCACATCTTTCTTGTTTTCATCAATAGTGGCTACATACTTAGTGGCTGTATTGAAATACATACGACAAATAGGTTTGCGATTGTTGTCATCAAGCAGAATACTGAAATAAGTCTGTGCATCACGATATACTATGCGGGATATATCTACTTTCTTTCTACAGATAGCTTTTACAATTCTGTATGCATCTAACTCTTCTTCTGTAGTGACAATCTTGGATTCTGTATTTACTTCTTCTGTAGTCTCTTCTGATGTGTTTCCACTGTTTTTTGTTTGGCTTTCCTCTATTTTGGAATCACTAACTGTCAAAGCTCCTTTCAAACGGTCATTAATAATATCGTTGATATGTGAAGAGATAGCGCGTTTGACTAAAGGTGTGAATTGGTCTATTATATTTTGAAGCATTCTACCTTCATAAACTTTGGTAGCAAACATTTTCACAAAATCAGTGCTAGGCGAGGAGAATTCTTCTTGGATAATAGCCTTTAATTCTCCCATGTACTTTAATTCGCTGGCTGAGTTCAGAATATTGTCCACATCAAAGTATGATTTATGGAATTTTTTCAGTTCCTCGATTTGATTATCCCTTAAATCCGTAATATCCACTTCCAAAAAAGGCTTATCATCCATTATATTGGGTTCTTTCAAATCTGTATAGAAGCGGTAGATAATTCCATTGGTCAAAAGTCCGAACTTAGCTTTTGATACGTTGAAATAGCGTAGTAGTTGGTTATCATGTAGGTTTAAATCTTGCTTCCAATGCTTACATTCAATCAGCAATATAGGCTGGTCGTCCTTCATGATGGCATAATCAATCTTTTCTCCTTTCTTGGTCCCAATATCGCAGGTCATTTCTGGCAATACTTCCAAAGGATTGAACACATCATATCCCAGAGCATTAATAAAGGGCATGATGAAAGCATTTTTAGTAGCTTCTTCTGTCTGAATGTTATCTTTCAGCTTTTCAATTCTATCAGCAAGCTGTTTAATAGTGTCTTTAAAATCCATAGTATTTTACTTTTTAGATTGATATTATAGTCTCATATTGCGTTCAACAACCTTAATCACGTTGTATATCTCCACTACATCATCAAGGTTAACGGTGTAGTCATTGAATAACTCATTGAGCGAGTGGCAGGTGATATTACCTTTATCATCTTGGGCCGTGATTTGCTTGATGGATATGCCGTTTGTACGGTGTACAATAACGAAGTACCAGTCGTTAATATGAAGTTTGGGAAGCCAAAGGTCACGTCTTACTTCCCTTGCTAAAACCTTGTCACCATCGCAGATGGCAAGCCTGCTGTTGTCATCCATACTGTCACCTTCTGCTTCAAATATGCGGTATTTTCCGTGATAGGTCTTATCTACGATTACCGGCATTGTGGGCAAGGTGTCTATATATTCGGTATCTCCATATCCGGCGAGATAACCACATTGTGCTTTGATGTGTATAACGGGCACGTTCATGTAGCTTAAATCGTCAACTGGGCGGGCGTTGGAGTGGTACGTCTGTGATGGAGCATCGGTAAGCATATTTCCTTCACCAGTTAGTAGCCATTCTAAATTGTATGCAGGGAATGCACTAACTATCTTTTCACATGTTGCACGTGAAGGTGTACGATGCTCGTTAATAATGCGAGTGATAGTTACATTATTAGATATACCAATAGCTTTACTGAATGAATTCTTATTCAAGCCTTCTTTTTCAATAATAAATTCAACTCTTTTCCAAGCTTCCATATTTGAATATACTAACAGTTAGTTAAATGTTGTAAATAAACTAACTTTTAGATAGTAAAAGTTTGTATTTGTACTAACTGTTAGTATCTTTGCAACATCAACGTCAACAACGACTACAAAATAATGAAAAATAGTTGAGTTGGCAAAATTAAAGTAATACCTAAAAAGGAGTAGTTCTTTGATTTATTGATGTTGCAAATTTAAAAAGGGGTAGTATTTCTACCACCCTTTCAGTTCTTAACCTCTATGGGTTCGTTCTGACGGCTGTCTATTTGAAAGGATGCAATAATTACAGACTTGCAAGCCACTTCTTGCCTGATTTGGTGAATGTCCATAGGTAAATACCGCCTACTATTGCTACTCCTACTGCGAAAACGAATATTAATACTTCCATACTATTTTAATATTTTGTTTGCCAGCAATGCCGACAATACGGTTAATACTATTCCAAACATAGCAACGAGCCACATTGTTGCGTTTTGGGTGTCAGAGAACAAAGGTAGTGTAATTCCTATGACCAACCCAGCGAAAGAAAGTTTGGATAAGTCGAAGAAATATCCTGCGAGTTTGTCTCGTCTAGTCTTATCTTTTTCTTTCCGTTCTTGCTTTACTGCTTGTTGTTCGCTCCAGTTCCCCATAGTTATTTCTTTGAAAGGTTCTCGATGGTACGTTGCTGGCTCTCTATGACGGAGAACAGGCGTTCGTTGGTGATGGGGGTTGGTACTTCTGATTGTCTTGGTAATGAAATTCCAATCAATTCTGATAGGTCTATATTCGTTGCCTTAGATATAATCATCACCTCTTCTACGCTACGCTTCATTAAGTCGTCATATCGTGGCATATTGTTGGGGTGAATACCTAAGGCATCGGATACAACTTTATAGGCTATTCCCTTTTCTTTCAGCAATTCTCTTAAGGTCATACAATCATATTATATTTTATTAACTAATAAATATATCATAATTGATTGTTATAATCAAAAATGATAGTATATTTGCAACGTCAACAACGACAACAGCAGCAAAGATGCGAAGTTTGAGTGAGATAACCAAAAAAACAACATACCTAAAAAGGAGTAAGACAATGAAAAAGTACGATTTACACAAGATTATGAAAGCGGCTCACGAGATATACAGAAAGTATTTCAAGCTATACCAGCTTACTCACGGTGTACAGACTTTCGGTGATTGCTTGAAACTCGCTTGGGCTAACGAAAAGAAACGTGTTGCTGATGAAGAAGCGAGAAAGGCTGAGAAAGAAGTAATGAAAGCAGCTTTGGTACGACCGGAAAGAAGAAGTTCTTATGATTACTGCAACGCTCCAGCTTCAGCTTACTACAATCAGAACAGCAAAGGTGCCTTCGGTTCCCGTTACGTAGGCGATTAAGATAATTATTCGCAGAAAAGGCAGCTACATATACCATGCAGAACAGCTGTACGCTTAACATGAATACTTGCGCAAGTGGCGTGCAAAGCCTTGCATGGGCGAATTGAAAGATTCTCCGTCCGGTCATTGAGCCTACCCTTTGATGGGAGACGGAGAACGAGATGGAGTGATTGCCCTAAGCAATCCGTTCCAGAAAGCGATACTGGCGCTTACCCTCAATCCCAGCATAGAGGACGCGAGAGATACCCGGAGTAGCAAGAATTTGCGACGATGTCTGAATGGAAGTTCAGAACGAGCGAAAGATTTGCAACGGTGCGAAATAAGAAGCCGACATGCCCCGAACGGTCATGCAGCGAAGTACAGTAGCTGATAACTCCGGTGGGAAGAGCAGAGAGAGCTTATCGGGGCACGAATATTAATCGAAAATAGAGAGAATATGAATGAAATAATAGATTACATTAAGGATTCACCAATCGAGTATGCGATTGATGCCTTGTCTGTAAATTATGTGATACAGACTATTGTTCAAATGGTACTGTTCCCCTTTGTGCTATACTTTTGTTGGAGGGTTTTTAAAAAGATACTTCGTAACATGAAATAATTAACAGAAACTCCTTACAATAGTATATGTAACCAATACGATGATAAACAGCAGGAATGAAACATACGAACATCCTTCACAGAATACGAAGATTTTTCTTTTTGGTATGCTTTCATATACGTAAGCTTGACCGTGCGGTAATTCCCCGTTATGATATTTTCTTAGGTATTCCCGATAGGTGCGCACAGCTTGATTGCTCAACACTCTATTCTCGTATAAAGATATTCCAGAGAAAAGGATACAGAGTGCATTTACGCATATTGCAGTCACAAGGAGAAGCTTGTTGCAAAGACTGTCCTCTGAAGGACTGCTTAAAGAAATGATTACTGCAAAGGTGGTTGAAGCTACCATTAAAAGTGTTGTTTGTATTTTGAATACCCATTCTGTTCGTTCATCCAGAGAACGCATGTAGAGTCTGATTAGATTTCTTTCACTACTCATGCTTACTTAATTTTAAATGTGGCAATGCAAAGTTAAGTAAATCTCCCGAATAAAGCGTGATGCCGCCAATCGGATTGGCTCGGGAGAGCTCAAATACTAATCATTAAAATTTTATAGCGATGAAAAAGCGAATAATCACAGAAAACTACACTCCGGCTTTGAGAGATATGGAGGTAGGGGAAGTTCTAACTTTTCCGGTTAAGGCGTATAATTCCATAAAGGGGACAATTATCCCCCGATTGAGATTGGAGTTCTGCGTTGAGGATGCTGACTGGAAAGTAGGGGAGGTTGACAAGAGGAAAGGTATTTTTGATGTGGAAAGGGTCGCATGATGATTTCCCTTTCTCCTACGGAACTGCTTGTCGCGAATGAGTACTGCAAGGGGCTTGCCGACAAGGAGGTGGCGGGCAATCTGAATAAATCGGTTTGGACTGTCAAGACCCAGAAAAGAACGATATACCGGAAGTTGGGTATTTCCAAAGATACGGAACTGCTTCTGTATATGATTTGCGATAGGCTTAAGCGTGATTTTGACTTGAAGGAATTGCGCAGGCACGGACTTGAATTCCTCTTCTCTATTTTATTCTTATTGATGCAGGTTACTTGTAATGATATTGACTTACGGAGAATGAGAATACCATCACGGGTACGGACAGCCATGCGATATATAAGGACTGGCCGAAAGAATAATAACGACTTTATTTTTTAACGGTATGATATACGAAGTGAATGGTGATTTACGCAGTTCCATGTTGATTGACGGGACAGCGGAGGCGAGATTGGCAGACATCCTCACTATTATGGATTCTCGCACTTTTCCAAAGAGAGAATCTGAAAAAATAGTAGGAGGTCCGGGCAGGTTAAGAGTGTTGGTAAATACTCAAAGAGTGAGAGTTGAGTATAAATCTAATGGGAGAAGCTATTACAATGCTTCGGATGTGTTGAGCTTTGCAAAAGTAAGAAAGGGAAAGAACAATGAAAAGAAGAATCATTATAAACGTGCTACTGCTTAACGTATTGGCACTACCATGTTTATTGATGTTTAATGATGTAGACTCGGTAACGGGAGACTGGAATTATGGTATAAACCTTTTTGGCCTTGTGTATTCGTATTGGTTTTATCACAATGTCCTGAAAAAGGTGTTCAAGATATAGACCTCAGCGGAGGAAGTGTTTCACACATAATTAGATTGATTTAGAATTAGACATGGGAGTTGTCTCTACTCGTGAGAGCAGGGACAGACACGGGCAATTAGCTCAGCTTGGTAGAGCGGTACATGTAGTTAGTATTGGTAATTTGTCATGGTATTGTTTAAAGGTTTCATGTACAGGTCGCGGCGTTCAAATCCCGCATTGTCCACAAGCTTTTTATTGTTTAATCTATAATTCCGTTGTAAAGGACAACGTGAGGTGAGAGTCCTCATTTAAGTTTTTATTTTGCTTTTGTTTTAAGTGACTATCCCGGTGTGGCTTGACCGCCTATCCGGGAGCAACTTTGTTGACCTGCCTGCCCAGTCTGTGAAGATATGGTAGGCAAATATGGGCGTTCGGTGTAATGGCTAACACAACTCATTTGAGGAGATTGGCGGTTCGAGTCCGTCAACGTCCACAATCCAAGAGAGGGTTATTTAGTAGTTTTGTCGTGTTTTATTTTTTGTTTGTGTTTCAAGGTGAACGGTTTGTGAAAATAGTTCACCTATTCTGGGAACGTAGCTCAGTGGATAGAGCACCGTGTGTGGTGGAAGGTTGAGAGTTCGATTCTCTCAAGTAGATTCTTAGCTTAATGGGAGAGCACCACAAGCGGCGGTCGGTGGTTCGAATCCATCCGTTTCTACAAGCCTTTATGAGAGAAAATCCGCTTTTAGTCCGAGAGTAGGGCGAAGATAGCGCAGGGAATCATCCGCGCGGCATCGGTTAGCCGTTGACTCTATCTGAAAGGTAATGCGAAATCGGATAGGATTAGGAGTATTTGTCGTTTGCGCCCCGGAGAATACGCTTCGGGGCTTTCCTTTGGCTATTTTTTTATTAACCACTTTAATATTTTCTATTATGGGACTTATCAAAAGACCTAACGAGCTGACCGTTAAGACTACCTTGTCAGCACTGATTTACGGCCAACCTGGCATGGGAAAAACAACTCTTGCATTATCGGCTCCCAATCCGGTATTGTTCGATTATGACGGCGGTATTCACCGTGTCAATGCCGCCCATCGTGTACCGACCGTTCAGATTACAAGCTGGGACGAGACGAACCAGGTACTTTCGTCCGAAGAAATCAAGGAGTTTTCCACTATTGTGATTGATACTGCCGGAAAGATGCTTTCTTTCATGGATAAGGCGATTATGGCAGCGAATCCGAAGATGAAGAAAGTGGATGGTACCCTTTCCCTGCAGGGTTATGGAGTACGTAAGAACATGTTCATCAACTTCGTTAATCAAGTCACACTCATGGGCAAGTCTGTTATCTTCGTGGCTCATGAACGGGAGGAGAAAGTAGGCGACGAAAAACAGATACGTCCGGAGATTGGCGGTTCGTCCGCAGGTGACTTGATTAAGGAACTGGATTTGGTTGGTTACATGGAAGCTATCGGTAAGGACAGAACGATTTCTTTTGACCCCTGCGAGAAGTTCTACGGGAAGAATACTTGTAATCTTCCTTCACGTATCAAAATTCCCGTAATCATTGATGAGTCTGGTACCGTAACGGGTGAGAATGATTTCATGACGAAAATCATCAGTACTTATAAGGAGTATCAGACGAAGCAGACGGAACTATCTTCCGAATATGATGCGGTTCTTGATGCTATCCGTGACGCAGTGGAACAAGTGACTGATACACAATCTGCCAATTCTGTTCGGGAAGCTTTAGATACCATGACGCATATCTTTGACAGCAAGGTACGGGCAGGCATGATGCTCAATGAGAAGTGCAAGAGACTTGGCTTGAAGTTTAACAAACTCAGCAAAAGGTATGAACCAGCAGCCTAAATACAGATTCTACCCGTCACTGCTCGATAAATTCGAGCAATATTTGCGGGCTGATGAGCAGGTAGAGAGCTTCTGGAATGTCGATAATGAAACGGGAGAATACAAGAAAAGTCCGGAAGAAATTGAAGCGGAGCTGAAGCAAAGCCTACTTGATGCGATAAACCGTGTCCCGTTTGAGAGTGAGGCAGCTGATAAAGGAACGGCCTTTAATGCTGTTATAGACTGCTATATCCACAAGAAAAAGCATATACCAAGCGAACGGGAGCCATACACCATTATCGGTGATGGAGAAACGAATACCATTCAGGTATATTTTCCTGCTACTGATATCGCGCCAGAGCGTAATTTCTTATTTGACCGTAGCTGGTGTATAGAGCAGTCGAAGTATTTCTCCGGTGCATTGTCCCAAGTCTTTGTGTCCGCAGTCATTCCCACTCGTTATGGTGATGTGGAGCTTTATGGGTATATAGATGAGCTCGTTCGTGATACCGTATATGATATCAAGACAACATCTAAGTATGATTTTGGCAAGTATGAACACGGCTGGCAGCGCCATGTATATCCTTACTGTTTGATTGCTTCCGGTCAGATGGAAAGCGTGAAAGCGTTTGAGTACACTGCCTATCAGATGAAGGGCGGTACCAGCCGGACGCCACTAATTAGCGGAACGCAATACCCGGAATACTACACTTATAACCATGAACAGACGATTAAGCTGCTTACGGCACACTGCGAGCATTTCATAGAGTTTTTGGAAGCAAACCGAGACATTATTGCTGATAAAAAAATCTTTGGATTAGAGTAATGGCACAAGAAGCAATTCTGGAAAAGGTCAACGGCGAGGTACACATAAGCAAGTCTTTTGACTTCATGTGTTCCCAGCTTCGTAATGGTCGGTATCGTGTAAAAATCGAAAGGTTCACAGAGCCAAGGACGATGTCACAGAATGCGCTTATGTGGTTGTGGTTTACTTGTATTGAGCAAGAGACCGGGACGGACAAGCAGGATGTACACGATTACTATTGTAACCGCTTTCTCAGAAGGACTTCGTATTTCAGGGGAAAAGAAATGGTCATTACCGGAAGCACATCGAAGCTCAATACAGTGCAGATGACTGACTTTCTAAATAAGGTTCAGGCCGATGCTGCTGCCGAACTGGGAATAACGCTCCCTCTTCCGGCTGACCGTTACTATAACGAATTTATCAACGAATATAAAGACAGGAGGTAGAAATGAATATCACCAAAGCAAAAATCACGAAAGACAACACGCTTGTTGCCTCTTTCAAGAACGAGAATGAGGACAATGTAACCATTGAGGGAAAGAATCTTATCCATAAGGATTTGCGTGCAGCGTTTAACGAATTGATTCCTCACCTTGCTTTCCTCTGTGAGCAGAAAGAAGCTGATGGAAAGGACTCCATAGATGAACTGCCGGAAGAAATCTTCTCTACATTCGAGGTCACGGGCTACACAGTTAGCGGTTCGGATGACAATGAAGGTGTGGTATTGGTTGGAAAACGTTTTCTTAAAAGTAAGAAGGTGCTTAACCTTATAGCTCCGTTTACCATGTTCAACAATGAGAACGAGGAATATAAGCATGCATTCGAACTGCAGCAGGCAATTGAGGCATGTAATTATGAGGTGGAACAGTATCTTACCGCTAAGAAATGGGCGGTAGTCCAGCAGGAACTTCCGTTCGATGGGGATATTCCTACGGACATTGCAGCCGACCCGGTGGGAGATGCTGCATTTGAAGAGGAAGCGAATGAGTTCCTTAAACAAGTGGTGGAACAGAGTGGCACTACTCTAACGATTGACGGGAAGAAAGTGAAGCCGCGCAATAAAAGTAAAAAAGTGAAGATTAAAGAGCCGGCAGCTTGATATGGCAGCACCTTTTTGTATCACCAAATATCCGGACGGCTTCAAACTGAAATTCATGTATCATCCGATGTTGGTTAAATGCGTGAACAATATTCCATCAGTCAAGGCTAACGCAAAGAAAGCATATCTTTTCAATGAAAAGGCGTGGTGGGTTGACTTGGCTGATGAATGGTATGTTGATACAATGGCGAAATGGGCGGTACAGCAGGGATTCTGCGGTTCCGTACAACGGTCGGAGCAAAGAAAGGCTGATATAAGCTTTGACATTGCTCCGATGCCGCAGCTGACCGTTTCCCACGGATTGCTACTTGAACCGTACGATTACCAGAAGGAGGGCATAGCCTATGCTCTGGCCCATAAACGGTGTATCTTCGGTGACCAGCCGGGACTCGGTAAGACCTTGCAGGCAATAGGCACGGTGACGATTGCAAAATCCTATCCGTGCCTTGTTGTATGTCCGGCAGCACTTAAAATAAATTGGCAGCGTGAGTTCAAGAAATTTGCTGGAAAGCAGGCGCTAATCCTTGATGATAAGAACAAAAATACTTGGCAGCGCTTCATTGAAACCAAGTGTTGTGACATCTTCATCACTAACTACGAGAGCCTGAAAAAGTTCTTTGTATTGGATGTGAAGAATGATACGCGGTTTACGCTGAAATCAATCACCTTTGACCCACGTATAACCCTTTTCAAGTCTGTAATCATTGACGAGTCGCATAAGTGCAAGTCTACCAAGACCCAACAGAGTAAGTTTGTTGAGGGCATCTGTAAGGGCAAGGATTTCATTCTTGAACTGACGGGAACACCGGTAGTAAACGATAATACTGACCTTATACAGCAACTTAAGATAATGGGACGGTTGGAGGATTTCGGAGGGTATAGGACCTTCACCGAACGTTTCTGTAATGGGCCGAAGAAAGCCTCCAATCTGAAAGAACTGAACTGGCGCCTTTGGAATACCTGCTTCTTCCGGCGTGAAAAAGCCAAGGTATTGACCCAGCTTCCGGACAAGACGAGGCAGTATATTGAGATGGATATCACCACACGGCTTGAGTATGAAAAAGCGGAAAACGACCTCATACAATATCTGCGTGTCTACAAGAATGCGGATGATGAGAAGATAGCCAAGTCCATGAGGGGCGAGGTGATGGTCCGCATGGGAATATTGAAAGCCATTTCTGCGCGTGGAAAAATCAAGGCGGCTGCCGAATTCATACATGACGTGATAGACGGTGGGGAAAAGCTGATTGTCTTTGCCTACCTGAAAGAAGTGGTAATGGAGCTGAAGAATATGTTTCCGAAAGCAGTGACTGTTACCGGCGAGGATAATGCTGCCCAGAAGCAGATGGCTGTGGATGCTTTCCAGAACAATCCGGATTGTACGTTGATTATCCTTAACTACAAATCGGGCGGTACCGGGCTCACCTTGACTGCTTCCAGCCGTGTAGCCTTCATCGAGTTCCCATGGACTTTTTCTGACTGTGAGCAGGCGGAAGATAGGGCACACCGTAATGGGCAGAAGAATAACGTCAACTGTTACTATTTCCTTGGCAGGAATACCATTGATGAATACATGTATGGTGTTATCCAACGGAAGAAAGGCATAGCTAACGGTGTCACCGGAACGGACGATGTGGTTAAGGAGAATGTGGTAGATATGGCTATGGACTTATTCAAAGGTAAATTATGAGAAAAAGACAGACTACACCGCAATCGGAAAGTCAGATACAGCATAGCTGTCTGACTTGGTTCCGGATTCAATACCCGTCTTTGAGTCTTATGTTGTTCGCCGTTCCCAACGGTGGAAAGCGTGATGCCAGGACTGGAGCACAAATGAAGTACGAGGGAAGTGTAAGGGGTGTTTCCGATTTGATACTGCTTGTACCTAAGAAAGGATTTTCCGCTCTTTGCATCGAAATGAAGAGACCGAAAGGGAAACAAAGCGAGGAGCAGATAAGATGGCAGAGAGAGGCTGAAAAATTCCGAAATAAATATGTGGTATGCCATTCTCTTACTGAGTTTATGAATGAAGTCAATTCTTACCTATTATGAACTATATTGAGCTAATAAAGAACTTCTGGTTGCAACATAACGCATATTCGCTAACTGTCACAGAAACCGCTTTGTATTTCTACCTGTTAGAAACTAACAACCTCTGTAGGTGGGCGAATACGTTTAACCGTAACAATGGTAAAGTTCTTGCAGACCTTAGCATAGCCTCTCTAAAGACTTTGTCAAATGCTCGGAATAGATTAAAACAAGTAGGATTGATTGACTTCAAAACGAAGAATGGAAGCCCGAATGTAGTGTACACCTTGGTAAAATTTACCGAGGTTGGTGCCGAGGTTGGTGCGCAGGTTGGTGCCGAGGTTGGTGCCGAGATAATAAAACATAAACATAAACAAAAACAGGTGGGTAATTCTGGCGAGTTATTCCCACCGGACCAACCTCCGAAAAAGAAACCTCCGAAACCCAAGGTAGAGTTCATTCCACCTACCGCCGAAGAGGTGAAAGAGTATTTCCGTGATAAACTTCCCGATTGGGAACTGCAAGCGGATATTTTCTACAATCACTTTTCCGGTCTCGGTTGGAAAACTGCTACCGGTGCCAAGGTGGAACGTTGGGATAGTCGGGCCAATCTTTGGATAATCGAGAAAAAACAACAGGACAATGGAAAAACAGAAAATCAAGCCCAAAGACAAAACAATCGGGATGCTGATAAGGCAGCAAAGGCAAGAAACCTCCTTGACGAATATGCAGCCATCGAACAGGGAAGTAATGCTATCAGCCATCAAGGAGAAATACCCGACCTTTAGTAAGGCTTCTGCCGTATATTCGACATCACTCCAACCGCTACTTCTTGCCGATATTGAGAAAGCATACAGTGAGAAGTCCCCCACGCTGTCAGACCTTGAACGGATGTACGGATATGGTTCCTCGTCTCTGTGGGTAAAGACGCAGTTACTGACCATTGATTTTGCTTCTTCCACGAAGGAGGGGGCCGATGAAAATGCCTTGAATGAGTTCTCTGGACTGTTCGTTAGCCAGTATCACTACATCAAACTGACGGAGTTCATATTGTTTGTCGCACGGTTCAAGCTGGGAAGGTATGGTAAGTTCTATGGTTATTTCGATACGATAACCGTTGGCGAAGCATTTCGGAAATTTCTTCGGGAACGGTCAGATGAACTGGATATTATCATTCGTCGACGCAATAACCAAGCTTTGGAGGAACAACAAGCTCCGGTAAAACGGAATCACCAACCGCCCGACGACTTACGGGCAAAACTGAATTTGAAATGAAAGAGACCAAACTGATAGCGACTATTCTGTCAATCCTGGCAGTATATGCCGCTTTTTATTTTGTCTGCTACTGGATAGCAGACTATTGTTTAAGGACTTACTTGTAACTGATGAAAAAAGACACACGATTATGAAACCAAGAAAACAACTAATTGACGCCGCCGTAGCCAATGGTAGCTTCAGAGAATGGGCAAAAGTTCCTAATGACTGGAAACCGAAGGAGATTGATTGAGTTATGAAATCTGTAGCTAACACTTGAAAAGGGACCCGGGTAGCATTTGAAACGTGTACCACCCGATAGGTTTTGCAAAGTTAATTAAATTTGTTTATTTATCATA